GGATTGAACAGAAAAGGTGTAGCATCTTATCGTGCTGCAAACCCAGGTTCTAAACTTAAGATGGCAGTTACAACAAAGCCATCTAAATTAAAAAAAGGTTCTAAGGCTGCAAAACGCCGTAAATCGTTTTGTGCTAGAATGGAAGGAATGAAAAAAAGGAGAACGAGTGCAAAGACAGCTAGAGATCCTAACTCTAGAATAAATAAATCTTTGCGTAAATGGAATTGTTAGTATATAGAACTAATTAATGAGAGATGAAAACGCGATTTATCTCGTCTTGAAAAAGATTAGATCGCGCAAAGATGAACTAAAAGATGTGATAGCAACGGGTTTACCTAGCTTTGATGAATATATGAAAGCTGTTGGCGAACACAAAGCTTACACAATAATGGAACAGGAAGTACAAGACCTGCAGAAAGATGAGGACGAAGATGGCGACAGTAATACCTAAACGTAAATTTGCGTTAGAAGAAAAAGACCTCGCAGTTGAGGCTGACGAAAATAATAAGAAAGCTGAAGATAAAGAAAACAGGTTTCTTAAAAAAATACAAGAAGATGCTACTAAAGATATAGAGCACCTACCCACAGAAAAAGTATTAGAACGTTTACCAGATCCAACTGGATGGCGTTTACTAGTTCTACCTTACAGAGGACAAGGTAAAACAAAAGGTGGTGTAATATTAACAGATCAGCATATGGAAGAACGTGGTTACACGACAGTAACAGGTTTGGTTCTAAAGATGGGTCCAGATTGTTACAAGGATGAAGTAAGATTTCCAAACGGACCTTGGTGTAAAGTAAATGACTGGATTATATTTGGTCGATACGCTGGATCTAGATTTGGGATAGAAGGTGGTGAAGTTAGGATACTAAATGAGGACGAGATAATTGCTGTGGTAAAAGACCCAGAGGATATCTTGCAGTTTAAAACTTAACAGGAGAAAATATGCCTGCAGAAAATAAGATACAAACGCAGAGCGAAGCAGAGGAAAAGATGGTAGATTTACCTGATACTGGTTCGGCTGTAGACGTAGAAATAGCAGAGACTAAAAAGACCGTTAATCCTGATGACGACACACCAGCTGTAGAAACAGAAGTTGAAACAGCATCATCAGAAGAGATGGATGACTATGGGCAAAAGGTCCAGACAAGAATAGATAAATTAACAAAAAGATTAAGAGAAGCTGAAAGACGTGAACAAGCTGCTGTGCAATACGCACAAGGAGTGCAGAAAGAAGCACAACAACAGGCAGCAAGATCAAATCAATTAGATACTGGTTACGTAACTGAGTTTGCCGATCGTGTAGAAGCACAGATGACACAAGCAAAGAACGAACTAAAACAAGCTATGGATCTTGGTGATGTAGATAAGCAAGTTGAAGCACAATCTAAAATAAGCAGATTATCTATAGAACAAGAACGTGCAGCTTCACACAAAGCACAAAGAGAAAGACTACAACAGGAGATGCAGGCGCAAGGAGTTGATCCAAATCAACCTCAAATGCCTCAGCAACCAATGCCTAGGCAACCAGCACCCCCTCGTCAACCTGATCCAAAAGCACAAGCATGGGCTGAAAAGAACGAATGGTTTGGTACAGATGAACCAATGACCTTGACTTCTTTCTCAATTCATCGTAAACTAATGGAAGAAGGATTTGACGCGCAGTCAGATTCATACTATAACGAAGTAGACAAAAGGATGAGGGAAACATTTCCTCATAAGTTTGAACAACAAGTTTCGCCTTCCCAAACAGTTGCTTCTGCTAACAGAGCAGCACCAGGAAAGGCGCGTAAAGGTTCTGTGAGACTCACACCATCACAGGTAGCCATTGCAAAAAAATTAGGTGTGCCGCTACAAGAATATGCGAAGTACGTGAAGGAGTAGGCATATGGAAACTAAAAGTAAAACAAGACTACCGTCACGCGAGTCAGAAACCCGAGCTAACACCGAGCGAAGGAAGGAATGGGCTCCACCGTCACAACTAGATGCACCACCTGCACCTAACGGTTTTAAACACCGTTGGATTAGGGCCGAAGCAGTAGGACAGATGGATCAAAAAAATGTATCCGCTAGACTACGAGAAGGATGGGAATTTGTGAGAGCAGATGAATATCCGGAAATGGAATGGCCTGCAATTGATACAGGTAGATACGAAGGTGTTATAGCTGTTGGAGGTTTGATGCTAGCAAGAATTCCTAATGAGATTGTTGAGCAGCGTAAACAATATTTTGCACAAGTTGCGCAAGATAAAGATGATGCTGTTGCAAATGATCCACTTAAGGACCAACATCCTAGCATGCCTGTACATAATGAAAGCAGGCGAACTCGCGTAACATTTGGTGGCGGTAAAAAAGACAACTAGTTTTTTTCCCCATAAGTTACAAATAATGGCACACTCATGGTGGGTGTGTTGTAACAAATTACTATGAGGATAAAATCATGGCTAATATTGACGCAGCATTTGGGTTAAGACCAATTGGCAAAGTCGGTAGTGGTGTTCAAAACATGGGTACAACTATGTACACTATTGAGGATAACTACGGCACAGCGATCTTTAAAGGAGATCACGTGCTACAGTCTGGCGGTTACGTAATTAAAGGAACTGCTTCAGGCGCAACTATTCTTGGTGTATTCAATGGTTGTTTCTACATTGACCCAACTAGCAAAAAGCCAACTTACTCAAATTATTATCCAGGGAGCATAAACGTAACCTCTGCAGGTTCAATCTCTGGTTCAACTAATATTGACGCGTATATCTATGATGATCCGTACATGCTTTTTGAAGCTCAATGTGATGGCACAATAGCTAAAACTGATATCGGTAAAAACACTGATACAGTTCTTACTGCAGGCAGCACTGTTAATGGTCTATCTAAAAACGAGATAGATGATTCAACAGAAGCTACTACAGCTGGCTTACAGGTCAAAATCATTGGGATTACGAAAGATCCAGAAAACGATGATGCTTCAAGTGCTAATGCTAACTGGTACGTTATGTTTAACGAACACGTTAAATTAGGCACAGGTATCACTGGAACATAATAGCTAGAGGAGAGATATAATGGCAATTTCAAGAATGCAATTGGTCAAAGAACTCGAACCTGGCTTGAATGCCCTGTTCGGATTAGAATATGACCGATACGAAAACCAGCACACAGAAATTTTTGATTTAGAAAATTCTGATCGTGCTTTTGAAGAAGAAGTGATGCTAGGTGGGTTTGGCAACGCAGAAGTAAAACCGGAAGGATCAGGTGTTGTTTACGAACAAGCACAAGAAACTTTCACTGCACGCTACTCACACGAAACAATCGCTTTGGCTTTCTCATTAACTGAAGAAGCTGTAGAGGACAATCTCTACGACAAAATCAGCACAAGATACACAAAAGCTTTAGCAAGATCTATGGCTAACACTAAGCAAATTAAGGCTGCTAACGTTCTTAACAGAGCGTTTAACAGTTCTTTCCTTGGTGGTGATGATAAGGAGCTTTGCGCTACTGATCACCCAACACTTAGTGGAACGCAAAAGAACGAGCTATCGACTGCAGCTGACTTAAACGAAACTTCGCTTGAGCAGATGTTAATTGATATCGCTGACATGAAGGATGAAAGAGGAATGAAAATTGCTCTTAGAGGTATGAAAATGATTATACCTGTAAACCTTCAGTTCGTTGCTGAAAGGTTAATGAAGTCTGCAGGTAGAGTAGGAACTGCTGATAATGACTTAAACGCAGTTAGATCAATGGGAATGGTACCACAAGGTTATGTGGTAAACAACTTCCTAACTGATACTGACGCGTTCTTCATTAAAACAGATGCTCCTAATGGACTAAAAATGTTCACTAGAGCTCCTATTAGAACTGCGATGGAAGGCGACTTCGATACTGGTAACGTTAGATACAAAGCTAGAGAGAGATACTCTTTTGGGTTCTCTGACTGGAGAGGTATCTTCGGATCACCAGGAGCGTAAATTAACAAAGGAGGGGGATTATCCCCCTCCTACCTAGTATTAACTAGTTATACAGACTTGCTAGGAAGACGATATAGAGACTGTATAACAAAAGGTCTATATGACCAAGGAGATTAAAAATGGCTAACACAACTTTTACAGGTCCTATTAGATCTGAAAGCACAGTTAAAACTGTAAGCAAAAATACTTCTACTGGAGCAATCACTGAAATAGCAACATTTGGTGATGGACCAGTAAGTCTTTCTGATGGAGACGTAACTCTTACAAACGCTACACACAGCGGAAGAATTTTACTTGTTCCAGACGGAAGTCAAGATAATACATACACACTACCAGCACCAGTAGCTGGATCTGTGTTTAGATTTGTTTATGCAGGAGGAGCAGCTGACGCTACTGATGCGATCATCATTACTCCAGGCAACTCAAACTTTTACATTGGTGGATTAACTTTTCATGACCAAGATGGTAATGCAATAAGTTCTGTATTCTCTGATGGTAACTCAAACAGTAGTATTCAAGTAAATGTACCACAAGCATTTGACATTACTATTGTTGGAAAAGACACAACTAATTATCAAATTTTTGGTAGTGTAACATCAACAACTGTACCAGCA